GCATTAAAAAAATGTCTTGCGGCATCGGCAGTTGCAAATGTTACATTAACAATATGATCAAGTTGACCGCTCCAAGCAGTTGTATATTGTCCTTGAACTCCTGCTTCGGAACTACCTTGATTAACGTTACATAGAAATTTACTATTTTCAAGTGTAGTAGTTAAGTTTTCAAACTGAGCTACGCCTTTTTTATTAACCGTATTACTATCTAAAATTGTATCCGTAGTGGCAATAAGAGCTATTTCAGTTGGTGTAATGTTTGTTTGATGTTTTCTACCAGCGGCAATGTCATCATATAATAATGCCATGTGCGTTGCTGTTACTATTTCTGATGCGGCTACTTGTGAACTATTTAATGCTTGTCCCCAACCGTCATCACCAGACCCAGTTCCTAATATTGTTGCAACACGGCTTTGTAGATTATTATATCTTGCCGCTGTAATTATATCGCCAACTGCCATTTGTTATACCTTTAATATGCATTCAACTAGTTTTTCAGAAGCACTAGCATTTGATTCGAGGGCAACGCCTACAATTAATGATCCATTCTCTGAAGTTGCACATGCTGTACCTGTTCGACCAGCATAAACAATTTCACCTTTATTAACTGGTCCTGTTACTCTTACTGGAACTCGTCCTTTAAGTGCAACATTTTGACCATCAGCATCTTTATTCATTAAAAATGCTGGACTTTCACTAATAACACCAACTGGTGCCGGTGCAATAAAGCCTAATGCCATGTCTGTATTCTTTGAATCGCATTCTGTTAATTCTTTATCGCCACCAACTACTACTACTGTACCAAATCCGTATTCTTTATCAGTTGTATATTTCTCAGCCAAGTCAGCATATTGTGCCGCTGTAGCTGTTCCTGTAAATACGTTTGCAACTAAGTTACCACTAGCATCTCTAACTGCTACTGTATTAATTGTAGCGGCAATATCAGGGGATCTATCATTAGCCCCTACTCTTAGAGTTGATGCACTTGATGCCAATCCAGTAAACGCTGTTGAATGAATATTAGCAAATTTTGATGTTGTTTTGCCTAACTCAAATGTATCTGTTGTTGGTGGATATAATCCTAATGCATCTATTGTAAGGGGTTCTTTAACAGCACCTGTTACATCATCAACTTTAAATTTAATTACTGTACCAATTTGATTTTGTATTACACCTTCATTATCATTTTCGATGTAAATTTTCATGTCATTGGAATCACCAATGGCAATACCAGCATCTGCAAAAGTTACTAATGACGTAAATGCTCCTGATCCTGAAAGAGCAAAATCTGTGTCTGACTTACCATTTAATTTTAATGAGTTACTTGCAGTTCCCCAATAATAATCTGTTGTACTAGTTACGCCACCTGTTGAATTAATTGTATTACGTAATGTAGTACCTTTCTTAATATTATCAAATCCAGTAATAAGATTAGTTGGATCTGTAGAGTCTATTGTAAATGCTATTGAACTAATAATAAAAATTACTTCATCATTAACTGTAGCGGCAATAACAATTCTGTTTACATTAGTAGTATCACGAACTGCTCTGGTTACCATCTGTGAAACAGTTGTTCCAATACCTTGTGGGCCAATTAAAATATATCCTGTTCCGTTATAAGCATAAAGTTGTTCATTTGCAGAATCCCACCAAAGATCGCCTGTGGCTAACCCTGCTGGTGCTGTTGTGGCAACTTCTGCTCCGCCAGTAGTCCTAAACTTAGAACCATCATAAAATTTTAATTTACTAGCTGTAGCATCATACCAAACTTGTCCAGATATAGCCTTAGGTGGCTCAGCCGCTCCACTAAAACTCTCTAGTAAGTGTAGAAAGTTTTCATTCTGAATTTCACCATATCCAGCATAGTTTTTACCTACTAATTTAATATCAGTAGTTTGGTCGACTGTACCGTCTTCTACGACTACTAACGTTACTCCGCTATATCTATCTATTGTATATGCCATAGTTTTTTAACCCCTGTTAAGTATATTTATCATTTATTACCATAAGCCGCCGCTGGAGCTTACATCTCCATTAAAGACCCAAGTCGTTCCAACAACTATAAACCGCTTTAACCCTCTAGTAATACTTGCTGTAGTTGTTCCTGATGCATCATTAAATGCAATATCTTGTAATACACTTTCGTTCTGTACACCATTTGAATCAACAGATATGAATGATTTATTTGCTACTGATCCAATATCAATACCTGTTACGTTTACCGCGGCATGTGAAACCGTTATAACGTAAGCGAATGATCCAACTTTTTTGTTTCCTGCTGGATAAACATCTTCAATAATCGTGGCTATCTGAGCATTTGTTGGACTATCTGATATATCTAAGTTCATAACAACAGGTTCTTGATTTATCTGATCATCTACATAAAACTTTGTAGCAACTGATGTATTAGTTGTAGGCTCAGCTACTCCTGTAATTTCTTGGTTATTTGTAATATTAATAGCACCCGTACTAGTAATTTGTAATCCGCTACCACTAGTTGAAATAGTAGTACTATCAAGGGTAATATTATCAACACTTAAAGTAGTAAGTGTACCTACTTGCGTTAATCCAGTTGCTGTAGTTACTGATGAATGTAATTCTGTCTTGTCTAGTACTTCTGTACCATCAATGAAATAACCTTTTGTCGCGGCTAAATCTATATTTTCCGAACTTCTCCATGCTTGAGTTGAATTTTGCCATAAAATTTCTTTGTCTATTTGTGATGATTTAAGTACAATACCACCACCATCTACTCCAGCATTATTAAGTACAGTACTATCGCTTGTTATTCCTAATTCAATATTCTTATCTTCTACTCTTAAATTCTGTACTTCAACATTAAATTGAGTACCACCAATTAGAAAGTCACCATCAACTTTCATATCACCGCCTACATGAAGTGCGTATTGTGGATCTGTTTTAAAAACTCCACAATGTTCTTCTGATGTATCAACTACTAAAGCATCTATAAAGCCTGTTGGTTTTCTAACCCTAACTTTCCAATCATGATTAGATAGTTGATTTTCGCTAACAAATGATGTTCCTACTACTTTTAAAATATTATTTTGTGCTAAGCCAATTGTAAGACCGCCGGAATTTTGTACAGTTAATGTACCCGTTGTAGTTGATGCCGTATCTGCAGAAAGAAATTTTTCTGCTGATCTAACATTTCCTAAACTATCTCTTAATGCACTAGCTTGGTCGGCAATGCCTCTAAATCTAAAGTCAGTTAGTGAAACAGGAGTATACCCTGGTTTAATATCACCTGTAATTCCAGCAATAGTATAACCAATTGCCGGTGTAAATTCTGTATTACTCCATACACCTACTGTAGTTCCAGCTATGTTCCATTTTATTACTATTTGACTATTATTAAATGTATCAATGAGCGTAACAACTTCAGGCCCAGTTTTCTTTTGTGCTGTAGTATAAATCGGCCCTGCTAATTCTAGTTGCGAACCATCATAAAAATAAAGTTGGTTATCATCACTGTCAATCCAAAGATCTCCAGCGACCATTCCCGTCGGTGAAGCAGGTTGTACACTTGGTGCTCCGCTAGTTCTAAAACCTACACCGTCATATACTTTTACTCTTTGGGTTGCTGTATCATACCAAAGCTGTCCTATTAAAGGATTGCTAGGTGCTGAAGATTTAGCAAAATTCTCCAACATCTTGATTAAGTTTTCGTTTAAGGACTCGCCAAAGCCTGAATAATTCTTTCCAATTAAAGAAATATCTGTTGTTGTTGTATCTAATTGGCCGTCAACTAAATCAACTAATAAACTTCCATCACTTTTGTTTAATTTATAACTCATTATGCCGCCTCACCTGCATATATGATATAGTTAATAGTCATATATGGATTCATAATATCTAATGCTTGTCCAATAGTTTGTCCTGTTAATACACCACCACTAGTTGGAAAGGCTTGTCCTGCTCCTGTTCCAGTTGGTGCATCATATTGAATTGCTTCTGCATCGTTAGGTGCTCCAGAAACATCTCTAATAGCATAATATTGATCACCACTATTTCCACGTAAATCATGTTCGTGTTCTGGTAAGTTAGTAAGTGTTACAGATTGCTGTTGTTGTCCTGAATGTGTTCCAATGTTATCAGCCGCTGAACTTGTAACTGTATTAGCACTAGTGCCGCCCATGTTATCTGCACCTAACGGCATTCTGCCTCTTAAATCAGGTAAACAAAAATATCCACCTGTAACTAGTGTTTGATCTTTAAAGTTATATCCTATTGCATCATATAAATTCTGATAAACTCCAATTAATACTTCTCGCCCATCACAAATTAACCAATTAGCTGGCGGTAATAATCCACCGTATGGAGCGAGCATTCCAATAGGTATAGTTGGAATAGCTGAAAACAAAATATTCCTATTAACTTTAAATACGCCAGTATCTCCACTTACTCTATTAATTAAAAATTCATCATCAGCTTGAGTTGTAGAAGAATCTGTTTTATTAGCAATAAAAGTATTTGCAATTGACGTTGTAAACGTTTTAGTACTTTCGTCTTGTCCATCAAATGTAAATGATGTTGCTGAAACATCTCCAGTCATTTGGAATGTTGTTGGACTTGCTAACTTATCTGCAGATCCTGAACGACCACTAACTGTACCTGTAACATTTCCTGTTAAGTTACCATGGAATGTTTGTGAATAAACATTTAACCATTGTTCATTAGTTGTTCCTAAATTACGTGCATTTGTTACATTTGGTACAATATTCTGTGTTGTAAGTAATCCTGCAACATTTGTATCACCACCAACAAATAATTTTTTAGCTATTCCTACGCCACCTTTAGTTGTAATACTACCTGTACTAATAGTTGACGACTCTGTTGTGCCTTCAACTAATAAATTACTATCAGTTTGAATATTACCTATAACATCTAATGCTTGATCTGGCGATAAATTATTAATTCCTACTCTAGCTTGTGAATCAACTCTAATAACTGTTTTAATTGTACCAGCATCATTAACTCTTACATCAATATTAGATCCTGATGTTTGGTGAGCAATAATACCTGCTTGGCCTTCAACGCCAATTGACATAGCACTATCGGCTCCAACAATAACACCATTATTATTTTTAATTTTAAGTGCAAATAAACTTGTACTTGTTATATCATTTCTTAAAAAGCTAGAAGCAGGTACGTTAGTACCAGCAATAATTAAATTTTCTGCCTTTTCTGCTACTCCATAATATTTTCCTGCACCGTCGCCTGTAATATCTGCTGTACTTAAATTATAACCTGGATTAATAGTAGTAAATCCAGAAATAACAATCTTAGGTACAAATGTATCTGTAGCAATAATTGCCACCGTTTTTGCTTTAACTTCTACTTGTAAAATTGTATAAGAAACATTATCAGTTCCTGTAATGACTGATGGTTTAATACCTGTTGCTAATCCATCACTAAATGTTGGACCTACTAAAATCCATCCTGAACCTGTATAAAGATAAAGTTGTTGATTATCTGTATCAACCCAAAGGTCGCCTATAACTGATTGGTTTGCGGCAGGTTCATTAGTTGCTTTTTTTAATCCACTTGCAGATATCCAATTTGTACCATCATAAATTTTTAATTGATCAACACCTACTGTAGTATCATACCACAACTGGCCTTCAACTGGATTTCTTGGGGAAGTATTAAAAGCAAAGTTTTCTAATAAATGCAAAAAATTATCTGCAATAGCAGTACCATATGCTGTAGTATTACGTCCTGGGATATCTAAACTTGTAACCTGATTAATAGTATTATCTTCAACTGTAATAGTACCTTTATTAGCTAGGTCTGTATGTGATACTGTATATGCCATTTTCTATTTACGCCTCATTAAAGCCAGTTAGACTTTGTACCCTTACGGTATAATCAATTTGAATTAATCTATTTAAACTCTTTTGTACAGGGTGGAAAATTACATGTGTTAGTAATCGTCCTGTACCAGATTTTGCATAACTAACAAGTCCAAGCTCGTCAAATACATATAAACTCTCGGCACCTGTTGCATTATCAATTGCATCTTGTCCGCTAGGTTCGCCATAGTCTAGCAAACAAGTTGCTAAAATATCTGTATAGTTTGTACCACTAACGTGCCGTGTTTCTAGCGTATTCCTAGTAGGATCCGTATTATTAATTGAATTATCGTCAATTACTTTAGTATACGTTTGGTTGTATAAACTAGCATTTGTACCTGTTGAATTTGGTGACAAATATGTAATAATACCTGTAGGATCAACAGATGTTCCGCCGTTGCCAAATACCATGCTACTAACAAAGCCTTGGCCCTGATTTGCTAAACTTTCAGCTAATGCAATACTCATATTCTCATAATGGATTGCATTACGTTTATCCACAAGTATTTCGCCCGTTTCCGGATTGTGTATTTTGATGTGTCCTTGTAAAAGCACACCGTTTTGTTCTTTAATATTGTCTATCATATTTTATATCCTACTAGTGTATTTATTTAGGTAACGTAACCTCTTGACTTCTTAAGAAACGTGCTATGTTATTTTCCTGCCTATGTAAAGGAATTCCTGATTCAGTCCAGGTTCTTCCTATCCTTCTTATCACCACAATTTTGCTATTAATAGCTGGGGTATCTAATAATGTTACTGTAGAAGTTGTACCATCTACACTAAATTCAGCTGGTAATGTAATATCACCCTCTGGACTATCTAAATCACTAGTTACATCAAATGAACTAATAGCTGTTTTACGCAATCTCTTTCCTGCTACAAAAATTTCAAAATCATTAACAGACTTTGGAATAAAATCAACTGTAATAACTTTTGTTGACCCATCCGCATCAAATACTTGTGTTAACGTTTCATCTTTGTATGGCATTGTTTGCATTAAAGACTGATCAAATACGTCTGATCCTGCCTTGTGTAACTCTGCAATACCTGTACCTAACGTGCCTCTACGTAACTGCCTTATTGCTCCATTTTCTTTCAAATAATACTCAATACGCTCGCCATTTATAAACAGTATACCAGGAATGCCTTTGTCTTTATTTGGAGCTGGCAAACTCTCGTAATTTGTTACAAAAATCTTACTATCTGACCAATTTAAGTCTTCTGCTAATGTGTATTTATTATTATCTCCAAGACGTTTATAATGGGTTCTATTAAGCATATCTTTAAAGATTCTAAACCCAAATTTTGGAACAATAACGTTATTTGTAAAGTGAATTACCTCTATCTTATCGTTAGGATTAATATCAACTACAATTCTAATATGCTTCTTATCATCAGTAACATAGTACTCAATACTAGGAGTTAATAATACTTTATTCAATGTAACCCATACATATTCAGCATCAAAGGCTTCTTCACGTAATCTAATAATGCCTTTAGTTAACTGATGATATTCTACATAGGAGTCTGTTCCTAGTGTAACTGCATTTCTTGCCACAATATCAAATGATTCTCTTTCAATCTTTCTAACATCATGCTTACTAAATTGATAGATTGTTAGTAGATCACCATTAGCCGGAGCAGTATCTAAATAAACTTCATTTGGTGTTTTAACAAATAAACTTGTTTCACTATCAAAGTAACCCATTTGATAATCACCGCTATCAATTACAAAAATTTCTAACTTATCTCCGATTTTTCCGGTATTTTCAAATAAGACAACTGATCCGTTAAACGAATCCCATCGGTATGTAGTACCTTGAGCTAATTCAACTCCATTTAAAAATGCTTTAACATTTTCAGCACTAACTGTAGCTGTTGAAATTTGCCATTGACGTAATTGATATTCGCGTTGTGATACTACTGTATATTGTTCATTGTATCCTGCATTTAAAATTTGATTTCCAAGTTTAACTACAATATTTTGGCTAGTTGGCTCACTAGTAAATGGTACCTGAGCTAACTCAAATTTCTTATTAATAGCATTACCAGTAAAACTATCTGTTGTCATTTGACTAAATGTTTTTGTAGTACTATCATAAATTACATATTCAACTATAGCGCCATTATTTGGAACTGTTCCTAATTTAAAAACAACTCTACCTTCATGCTCATATGTACTATCAGTTTCTGCAAGAGTACTAACTATTACTTCACCATCTACTGTTAATGTATATGACAATCCGGGTTTATATAAAACCGATGTTACAAATTGTGATGTTGAACCATCACCAATAAATCTATCAAAGTCTATAATTTTCTCACCATTGTTTGACATTGTTGAAATATGTACTGGTGAACCATCTCCTGGTGTAGTAGTAATATTAATTTTTTTAGTTTGATAATTTACAGTATATTGTGTAGTATCTAGAATTGTTCCATCTACTTTAACAAATATATCTTGTTGACTTGCTGGCAACTTAGTAACAGGAAAATCAGTAGTTACTGCATCGCCAGTATAATTATGACTACTAATAATACTTGAACCATCTGATGTTCTATCAAAAACTTTAAAATCAACTGTATCAAGAATTTGTCCTGGAACTAGTTCTTCCGGTCCTTTTGAAGTTAACTCTGTAACAAATCCATCACCGTCTACAACAATTTCTTCTGATAAAATTCCTTTAGCTGATGTATATGCTAAATCGCCACCTTGTAATAATGTATCGTAGGCATCTGGATCAGGAATAAAACTACCGTCACTAGTTGACTTTCTAAAAATAATTGTGTCACCGTCTACAGTTGGTATTAATTCTTCGTTTATTGTTATTGTTGTTGCAATACCATCACCTACAATTGATGCCATTACTGCATTTGGGTTGCCTGTTACACCAATACTGCTTCCGTCCCATTGTGGATCGTCTACTCTAACACCATTTTTATAAACATTATAAGTTACACCATCTTCTAAAGGATTAGCAAGTGTAAACACATTTGTACTACCGTCTAATTGAAAAACTTCATCTTCATATGTATTATCATAAGTGTCCCAAGTTGATGTATAATAAGGCTCTGAACTCCATCCTGATCCGCCACTAAAGCTAAAACTTTTAACTTCTACACCACCATAATCAATTCCATCTACAAGTTGTGCTATGTCATTTCCTAACATACCTGATGTTGGTGCATAAAACAAGTTAATACGGTCTTGTGCATGAAGCATGTCAATTGCTTTACTATATTGTACTACAATTGTGGCATTGTTAACTGGCGGTTCAGTAAATGTTATACGTCCTTTATAACGTGTATATGTTTTAGTTGTATCTATAATATTAGCAAATGTATATTCACTTGTTAATGATTCAATACTATTAACTGTGACAGTAATTTGACTAGGCCTTAAATCCATTGGCCATGTTAAGTTAAAGTTAATTTCACTTGCATTACCTGTAAAGGTTTCGCTTTGAGTTAATGTTGTAATTAAGAATGTTCCTGAAACTCTATCATACTTTGATATAATATGATTGCTTCGTACTTTACCATTACCTAGTTTAGCATTAACAATTGCCGCAGTACTGCCTTCAGACTGTGTTCCTTCTATAGTAACTGTTGGTGCTGACAAATATCCTGTGCCAACATTTGTCATTTTAATCCAAGTTATCGCCCCGCCGGCACCAATATATGCTTGTGCTTTTGCTCCAGTGCCACCTCCGCCGGATAAAGTAACTACTGGTACTTCAAGATATCCAGTACCTCCATTTTTAATTAAAAGTGCAGTAACTTCGTATCCAATATTATCCGCCCAATATTTGTTTGGATATACTGCTAATCCTGGATCTACACCAACTAATGCATTATCTGTTACTCTTAAAGTAGACGGAACAATTCTACCATCTTCTTGAGTATAAGCTGGTGGTAAATCAAAATCAGTAATTGCAGAATTTGTAGGATTCAGTTTTGTATACGAACTTAAATATTCCCTAACCTTAGTTTTATATGGTTTTGCTTCATTAATAAAATCTTGGTAACTAGAAAGATTATCATTTTGAAAATTAATTTTCTGCGATAAATCACCAATATTATGTTTGGCTTTTAAAAAGCTAGACTTAAATGCCCAATCAACATATAATTGTTCGCTGAATGCATAGCGTAAACTTGCAAAAAATAATTTGTTATATTCTATTGCAAGATCATCTATAAAAATATCATCACGTAATGCTTCTAATAAAATTCTAAACTCTTGAACTGGCTGATTATCATAATCACTTGTATCATAACTTAAACTATCATAACCTATATACCAACCTTGATAATTATACAAACTTGTAGCAAATTGAATTGTGCCATTTTCCCTACCAATTGTTGTATAGTTTGTAGTATAATCAACTGCTACTGCATTACTAGTTTTTCTTAATAATAACCAACCTCCAGAACCAACTGTTTTAATTTTAATAATATCACCAATTCTATCATCTAATGCTGTTAACTGGTAACTTTCATCTATTAAATGAGTAAAATCAGTTGCCCAACTATAACCTTCTGCATACCAATCTTTATAATTCCAGTATTTTGTTACATCATAACTTTGACTTGATGTACGATTCCATAATAAAGTAGAAGTATCATATGCAAAAATTGACCACTTATTCTCAACTGTTTCGTCAGCTTTAACTAACGCACTAAACTTTCTAACACTAATTTTTGCGGTAGACGGATAATCTTTACCTGCATACTTAATAATTGCCGAATCTATTTTTCCTAAATTATCAATAGTTAAGGTAATGTCAGCACCAGTACCAGGCCCAGACATTAAAAACTCATAACTTGGTGGTACCTTGTATCCTCTCCCTGGGTCGGTAATTGTAACATTAACTAGTCCACCATTTTCCCAAGTTGGCGTTAATACTGCTTGTTTTACTTTAGCTGTTCCAACAAATCTTAGTTCTTCATACGTATCTACTGTTGCATCAAATAGTCCAGAGTTGCTAGTTGGTAAGGCTTCTAATAATTGTAACTTACTAAGATCAAACTCGTCAACAATTATATATTTTGCAAGTGTTGTATTAACACGTTCAATAAATTGTTTAACTGCCTCTAACCTATTAACAAACATTGTTTGTCTAGGAGTATTTAAAATTCCGTATTTTTCTTTAACACTTAAAGTATCATCAGGAACTAATCTAAAGTTCGGATCCCAACCAATTAAACTATCAAACCATTTATTTTCTAACTCTTTCTTAGGTTTACTTGTCGCTAATCCATCACTTATTAATTGATATTCATTATGAATATTTGTCGGATTGTCAATAGTCCAATAACGGAAGTTAATTGCTGAAGAATCTCCTGATACTAAATTTAAACAATTATATAGAGCAAATCTATTATTTGAAAACGGTGCAATATATTGATATCCTTGTGATTGCGGATCTTCAATTAATTGTGCTACATCAAAAGCACTAGTTTTTCTAAATTCTTTCGCTGGAATAAATTTTCTATTTTTAACCCAATAATAATATTTGTTACTAAACGATTGACCAACTTTATCAAATACTTGTGCTACTACTAAAGTATTATCGTCATACTTGGGTGTTCCACTAATACCTTTTGCTAAACCTTCTTCTGTGTCAGCTTCTTCTAACCATTGCGAAGGTTTAATGGTTGTTTCAATCCATTCATAAATATCAATTGATGCTCCTGTAAACAATCTATTCCAATTAGCTGTTTGATAAATTATATTACCTTGGTATGGATTATGATATTTTACTGTACTTAAATCCCACCACAGTTTTCCAACATATTCATCACCCCAAAAATTGCCTTCATCAACAACTGCTGGACTTACTCCTTTAGTATAAATTGCTGGATCATAAAATGTTTTAAAAGAAAGTTCTTCTTCGGCAGTACCTGCAATCTTTCCTTGAATAGGATCAATATAATCTATTTGCTTGGTTAATTTTTGTGTCTCTGTATTGTATATAAAAATACCTTTATATTTTGTTATATCAACTTGATCAATTGGGGTACGTAATGTAGTCCAAGATAGTTTATTTCTATCACGTTTAAAATCAAGTATTGTTCCCATATTATTATTAGTTGGTGTTACTGTTAATTCAGGCATAGAAACATATACATGATTATTCTTAAACAATACATTATCACCAAACCTACGTGTTGTTGGGTTATCGTAAACAAATCGTTCACTATAGATTAATGTATCATTAAATCTTTGGAACATAAGTACCTGCCCACTATCTTCATTTTTATTCTTAAATTGTGTAAGATTATTATCAAGTGTTGTAGCAACTGTAGTATTAGCATCAAATGTTGTAGTTGCAATAAGGTCACCGCCTTTTGCTGTTACAACTAAATTATTATTATCAAAGTCTAAGCTGGCTCCGAATCTTTCTGCTACATCAGATTCTGGACTATAAAGTGTTTGAAGTAATGTATATTCGCCGCCAACTTGTTTATAAATGTAAACTACTCCATTATCATTTTCAACAGTATCATCTAACGGGCATCCAATAGCAAGTAATGATCCGTCATCTGATATTGCTATTGACGTAGCAAATCCGATATTTGCAGTTGGTGTTTGTATTGCCTGGCTAAATTCATAATGTCCATTAACATCTCTATAAATTATTACCTCTGTAGTTGAGCCTGTAAATTTCGCTACAACTCCTAATATATCACCTGTTTTATTTGTTGTAAATGGTTGAGCAAAGTTAGTTAACAATGTACGATCAATAACTGTTTCACTATCAACCCCTAAGCCAGTATCATTAGGAATATAACCTACATAATCTATATGACTTGACAACAATGTCCACAATGTACTATTCCACGCACCTGCAGATAAATTAGTTCTACTTTGATAAAATAAGCCAGCATATAAAACTATATCATTTTCATAGTATATTTGTGAATCACTAAAAGTACCTTTATAATTTTTATCTTTACCTAAAGCAAAAGTAAATGTATTACCATCTGCATCTGTTCCATGATTAATAAAATATACTCTACCAGCATTGCCTATACTATTAATATCATTTGTACTAATATAAAGACGATGATACTTGTCTTTAGTAGCAAATGATATTTGCTTGCCAAGATATTTGTTAGACCCTCTGTCAGGAACTATGTATCCATACTGGAATGAATATTGCCCATCACGGGTTCTATTATATGTACAATACATTCCTTCGTTAGTATATGCTCCTGGTGTTCCTGCAGAATGAGTGGGAATATTATAAAACTGTTTCCAGTCTTTATTTAACGGGTGTGGATAATTCGGTGTACGTGCAATACCTGTTACTGTGCTACTGGAATAAAAATGAACTTCTAATTCATTTTGAAACGTTGACGCAGTAACTGGAAATTGCGTCGAATCGTCATTTTTAACAACAACCATTTTACCTGTCGTCGCACTATCCATATCTGCATGATCTAATCTCCCTGATAGTCTATTAACCCCTGCACTAATTCTGTCTTTAATACTAATCGTGCTAGTGGCTCCATTGTTAACTCCAAAACTAAAAGTACCTACTCTATTCTTAACATATAATCTTGCTGTTAATAATTGTTCTTGTATGTATACAACCTCAGCTGTAGCACCTGTATTATCATCAACAATTATTTCTCCTTCTAGAGGAATATAAGCATTACCACTTAAATCAAAATTTGTAAATGTAACATCAATAAATCCACTCCATATATCAAAAATTTGATGTGATGAATCATTTAGGTATGTAAATGTTAATCCTAATGATGCTGGATCAAAAACTGAAATTGGATCTACTCCGCCTTTAATAGTATTAACTCTTATATTAAATGTGTCACCATTATTTGCAGTATCAGTAAATAATTTAGGAGATCGTAAAAACCACAATTCACTTAAATTTGGAAGACCATTTTTATCATAATAACTTAGATGTCCTAAGCGGCCGCCTTTTGTAGGATCTGAAATTTGATTTAATGCATATACTTCATCCATTGTATTACTAAACGGAACTGGTGATCTTGATTCAGCTTGTGTAATATAATCTTGCATTATAAGATTTGGTATTGTAATGTCTTGAGCTGATGCAAGTAAAGAAGTAGTAAATGCTGGCAATCCGTCAATCTTCCACCAGCCCCCAAATGTACCACTAGCATCAGTTGGATTAATTAATGTATATGTACCACAACTATTTGCATTTAAGAAAATTGTATCAGACGTATCAAATTGTCCGCTAACATTTTCCATATAAATGATTGCTTTATTAGTATCACTAATACGAATATATGATACCTCACCAAGTGCTGACGAAGATGAAAGTGAATCGCCAACTACTGGAATTCTTATTAAGTTATCAACATACAATATTTGATCAATCTTTGACGTAATTGTTTTAGATCCTTCAACTGCTGATACTCCAGGACCTGTTGAACCCCATGGTAAAACTCCACTTGGATAATTTTGTGAATACTGATTCCAGTTAAGTTGTATTGTATCGCCAGCCGCAGAGCCGGCAAATTGTGTAATAGGTGCTCTAACTAAAATGTGTGTTGTAGAAACCTCTAAATTATAGTCACCTCGTATTGCATATACTATTGGAGGATACGAATTTGTTCCTGTATTATAATTTGCATCATGAAGAACTGCTGTTGAATAAAAACTAGGAAAAGTTAACGCTCCTGTTGATCCTGTAATTGGATATTGAGCTTCCCAATATGTTTCAAGATGTGATACAACATCTGTTGTTACATATGATGTTCCAATATTAAAAGCACCTTTAAATTTAGTTTTTACATTACTAGCATTTGGAGCCCCAATAACTAGATAATCTCCGTCATCAGTTAATGCAAGACTTGATCCAAAATTTCCTGTTCCGCTATATAAGTCTGTTGGAGCAAGTATTTCTTGAGATAGATTATAATTTACATTATCAGATGCTCTTAAGTAAACATATACTTTCTCTTTTGTTTCTGCCGCAACAACTAAAATAGTATTCCTGTCATTTGATGCAATAACTTTGCCAAACCCATCGCCGGGATAATCTGCTGTTTCTGGATTTGATAGTATTTGGTGTGAGCTATAAACTGGAGTATTTTGTAATACTATCCAACGAGATGAATCATCATCGTCAACCCAAATTAGTTCTCCTGCCTTTAATTCAGTATTAAGAACTTTAGAATTTGCTTCTGTTAAATTAGTTACTCTTGATGAAGTAAACTGTGTAATAAATCCGTTTGCTGTTTCCACATCTGCTGTAGTGCCGTTTTGATAACAAATTAAATTATCTAATGATACTTCTTTAACTTTAAAGAATTTTTCTGCACCTGTAACATCTAATACACCTATAATTTCATTTACGGTATATCTAGCTTGAGTATTAAGTTTAAAAGTTGTTGTGCCAGCATCATCATCTGAAGTTACAACTAATACTCTGTCTGTAGTACTAACATACTTAACAACATCCCATGTTACACCACGTAGTCCTACCCATATATAATCACCAACATTTAAATCTGTAATAGATTGAGATAAAATATCATCATAAGTAGCAACTGTTAATTTAACATCTGCTTCATTAACAAATCCTGCTGTAGGAATATAATCTTCTACTCTATATTTTGTTGGAAAAGGTTTGTGTGTATAGTTGTTAGGTTTAAGATAAACTTCAAACGGTCTTTGTCTATAAATTAAATCAGTTTCTGCTCCTGAAACCGTATCTACTAACTCAAGTGGTTGTGGACTTAATTTAAATTTTGCTTCATCTAACTTAAATTCAATTTCATCAAAGCCGTCTGAAGATCCGTATTGGCCTAATTTAACTGCCCACTCTTCATAAAATTCAATACTATCTTTATCAGAACTACTTAATGCATCAAATAATTTTGTTAAACTATTCTTTGTACCTTTATCTTGGATAAACCCTTGATAAAATTTATATTGACTAACATCGTCATTTATAATATTACTAAGATACTTTCTCTTTTGATATCCAATTAAATGTTGTGCTATTCTTTGTTGATTTGTATCAAAGTTATCGGTATCTAAATCATAATAGTCTTTAAATTGTTTCGCTTTATAATCTAGATTAGGCATTAGTTCTGATGTTGGTTTTTCATCTAATCTTACCCAGCTTTCTGCTTCAAAACTTTCTGTTCCTGGAATATGTATTCTAGCAACATAATAAAATTCTTTATATTGTACTGTATCACCAATATCATAATCTTGGTAGGATTGCCATTCAGTACAAATAGCATTATCAAAAACAAATCCTGGAATATTTAATGTGCCATTCCAGTCATCTGTTCTATAACCTAGAACTTTAATTCTTTCTTGCCTATATCCTGGTTCTAAATCGTAAATAATATCACTAAAAACTGTATAGTTGTCTATTAAAACAATATGCTCTTTTTGTAATAACGGTAGTTGTACAAAATACACACCGTCAGCACCATTAGTTGTTAGCTGGAACTCATTATCATTGTTTCTATAAACATTAACAGACTCAGGTAATAATTTTCGACCATCTGCTTTTAAAAGTGAATAGTCATAAAAGTTACCAAATATATTATCTGAAGCATAAAGATCTCTTTTAAATTTTAATTTATTTGCGCCAGGACTTAATGTTATAATACTACTAGCATTCCAGTTTTGTGTAGCCCAAAATAAAAATTCTTTACTACTTAACTGCCAATTTTCAACAGCATTAATATCTCTATTAAAATAATTAAAATCAAATCCTTGTGCAATGAGATAATTCTCATAACCTAATAAAAAGTCAACTACTTCTTGAACTGATCTATATAAATGTCCATATGATAATTCTGCTGTAACTGTAGTATCAAATTCACTTCTAAAGATTGCTGATTTACCACCAGTAATAGGAAGTTCAACTAATTTAGCAAAGCTATCGCTACTAAAAGTATCATCACTAAAGTGTTGTGTCTTAACTCTATAAAATTCATTATTAAATGATACTGTTTGTCCTTGTATGTATGTTTGTCCAGCTTTCCATACAACAAAACTATCACTAACTCCACCGATTATTTCAACTCGGTCACCTTGTCTTTCAAAATGCTTATAATATTTAAAATAAGGATTATTTTTATTATACCCTTTTACAATAAATCCTGCCGGTTGTTTCTCAATAATAACACCACTATAACTTACAAGATCAACAACTGAACTTGTATTTAAAAATATTTTATAGTTTTCATCAGGAATAAAAACATTCCCTTCATTATAAGGAGTTCTACTATCTAGAATTAATTTAAATTTAGATTTTTCTGTAAATCCTGCAACTTTAAATCCTAATTGATTTCTTACAGCTTTTAAATGTTTCTTATAAGTTGTGTAAGATGTTAAAGTACGTGATCCAATATAATTAGCAATATAATTAACAATACCTGATGTACTAACTCTAGATGTA